ATCGAAGCCTGGGACTGGCAGCGGCAGGTGATCCTGCTCTCTGGGCCGGGCCAGCGCCACAAGGGCAACGGCTCGCTGGGCGAAGCCACGCTGTGCCGCGTCCTCAAGCACCCCTACGGCGACCCGGTCCTGAAAACGTTACGGGGCCCGTACTTCCACGCGCTGGGCATCACCACGTCCAGCCGCCTTCCCGAACGTGCCGGGCTGTCCATCCTGTTCGGGTTTCTCAGACTGTTCCCGTTGATGGACAGCCTGCTGACGATGCAGGGCCAGGCGGCGTACATGACCGCCTACCCGGCGTTCAAGAAGACCACCCCGCCGGGCGTCATCCCCGGACTGCCGACGATGCCCTACGGCACCGACGGACGCGAGCGCGCCCAGACCATCGAGCCAGGCAAGCTGTTCCCGTTTGACGTCAGCCCCATCGACCAGCCCAAGTCGGGTGTCGACGCCGACAAGCTGATCGCCAACATCAAGGACATGATGGAGTGGGCGCTGCCATCCGTCGTGCAGGGCATGGTGGCCAGCGATCAGAGCGGGTACGCCCTGAACCAGGCGGCGTACCTCGCTCGCCTGGGGTGGGATCCGATCGTCAGCAACGCCCAGGTCGCGCTCGGCGAGCGCATCGGCTTCGAGTCGTGGCTGATCGAGAACCGCATCAGCGAGAAGGTCTATGCCTGGGGCGAGATCGAGGCCAAGAAAGGCAAGAAGACCATCGGCGGCCAGTCAAAGGCTACCTGGCTGGGCATCGGTCCCGACGATCTCAAGGGCGTACACCGGTACGAAGTGAAGCTCGCACCCTCCACACCCTCGAACGAAATCATCGAGACGCGGGCTATCGGTGAGAAGATGCAACTCAAGCTCATCACGTATGAAGATGCCGTCGAGCGCGCGGGATCGAATCCCGACGAGGTAGAGAAGTCCTGGCTGCTGCACGATCTCAAGGGTAGTCAGGAAATCCAGCAGGAATTGAAGAACGCCATCTTCCAGAAGATCGCGACGATTCGGTCGGCGCGTATGGAAGCAGCAGGCATCCCACAAGGACCACCCGGCGCCCCGCCATCTGGCATGCCTCCAGCCGGTGCAACGGGCGTGCCGGGCGGAACCCCTGGCGCACCACCCATGCCAGGCCCGGGCGGCATGCCGCCCAATCCGGTGCCATCCCCCGGTCAGGGCCTGCCCGTCGCCCCACCTCCCCCGGGTGGCGGCGGCGGACCAGGGTTGCCGCCCGGCGGCATCCCCGGCACGCCCGCGGTGCCGATGCCGCGGGGGCCGATGCCATGAGTCCGCAGCAGACGATGATGGACGAGGTCGCCAACGACCTCGCGTTATGGATCGATGAGACGGCGACCAACATCGCGCTGGCGTTCGCACCCACCAGGGCGCCGTTCGCGGCCAAGACCACCGAGCAGCAGAAGCTCGAGTACTACAGGTCCAGGCTGTTCAACCCCGACGGCTCGCCCAACGAGCAGGGGCGCAGCGAAGAGCTGCGGCGGCTGGGCGTGGAGGGCTTCGGGCTGGTCTACAAGTCCATCATTCGACGCTGGCCGGAGCTGAAGATCCCCACCCCGCCGCCGATCGAAGTGCCTGACGAGTGGCCGAGCGGTGCGCCGCCGCCACCCATGCCACCTGGAGGGGCAGCCGCATGAGCATGCAGTACACCGACACCTCGCTCGCCGACAGCGCCGCCAAGAACGCGTACTACGACGCCCAGTCCAGGGGATTGGACGCGAGCGCTGCCAATGCCGCGGCGCAGCTCGCCTGGAAGAAGACCATGGACGAGGCGTCGATGACTGGCATGTGGAACGGCCAGTGGTCGATGCCCTCCAACCAGTTCTTCGCCAACACCTTCGGGCAGTGGATGCCGAACGGGCCGCAGTCCGGCCAGCAGACGCTCCAGGGACAGCAGACCGCCGCCGACATTGCCCAGAACTGGTCGCAGATGTTCGGCCAGTACTACGCGCCCGGCACCGCGCCCACCCAGGGCGCGGCCACGCTCGCCGCCCAGAACCAGGCCAACCAGCTCGGCCTCGCCCAGGGCGGCCTGACGGGCTGGTACACCAATCCCGCAGGCAGCCGCGAGCAGACGCTCGCCGGCCAGCAGCAGCAGTGGCAGCAAGGCTTTGCCCAACAGGGCTTCGAGGCGCAGCAGCGGCAACTCCAGCAGCAGAACGCCCAGAACTACCTCCAGCTACTGGCGAGCCTGCGCGGACCCGCCGATTGGGCCAAGTACCAGCAGGTGCTCGGCACCACACCCGGTGGCATGCGCGACCTGTACGCCGCGGCCATGGGCCAGTACGTGCCCGGCGGCGGCGCCACCACCGGCGTGCAGCCGCAGGCAGCCAGCCTGCAAACCATGATGCAGCAGGTCCAGGGCACGCCCGGCCAGTACGAGGGGTACGTCACGCCGCAGCAGCAGGGCGGCTACCAGTATTACAACGCGGCAGGTCCGGCGCAGACCTACCAGCAGGTGGGCGGCCCGCAGTACGCCAACATGGAGCAGGCTCAGGCCGCACGCGCGCAGCAGGCGCAGCAGGGCGGCACCCAGGTGTGGGGCTCGGGCATCGGCGTCGGCGCCCAGCAGCCCACACCCGCCCAGCAGCAGCAGGCCCAGGGCGGCGGCACCAACATGTACGGTGGCCAGCAGCAGCAGTACAACCTGCCCGCCCCCAACCAGATCTCGAGCCAGGCGTGGAACGCGTTCACGCCCAGCCAGCAGCAGATGATGCTGGGCGAGTACGAGTCGCGGGGCTGGGACAAGAACGACGTCCAGGCGCTCTACAACCAGAGCCTGCCCAAGTACGCCCAGAACACCGCCAGCACGGGCTCGTGGGGCCGGTGAGACGAAGCCATAGGTTCACGCTCGCCCGGATGCTGCTGTATCGCGGCATGGGCTGGCGCGGCTGCTGGGGCTGGACGCACTTCCCGTGGAGACGCTGGCAATGACGATGCCGCTGCCGGACATCGACCAGCAGGCGTGGGACAGCTACGAGCAGCAGAACCTGGCCGACGAGCTCAAACGCAAGTTCGACGGCTTCGGGCTGCAGCAGGCGATCAACGACAAGATGGCCGGCGTCCAGTCGCTGCTGGGCGGCAACACCGTCGAGCCGCAGCCGCCAGCCGTTCTGCCACCCGAGCCCGAACCTGCACCACAGCCAACACCCGAGCAGGGGCTTGCCAATGTCGGCAGCTGGGCAACCAGCGGTCCGCCGCAAACGCTCTCAGCTGAGGCGTTCGACCAGCCGCAGCCTACCCCCGCCCCAGAACCAGTGCCGCCCCCGCCGCCGCCAGAACCAGCAGCACCAGCCACGCCATCCCCGCCGTCGGGCAGCGGCAACTGGCTGGGCGACCTGTTCGGCTCCGGGCTGAACGCGGTCTACCAGGCGGGCGGCGACGTCGACGCGTTCGCCCAGAGCTTTGGCTCGCACCTGGGCCAGGCAGGCAGCGACGCGTCAAGCGCCATCGGCGGCGCGCTGAATGCCGCCTCGAGCGCGGGCGCGGACATCGAACGGTTCATGGGCGCGTTCCAGATCCCACAACAAGCCGCTGCCCCCCTTCCCAGCAGCGGAATCGAGCCAGCGGGGACACCGGTGTCGGGCGTCTCCGGCGTCCCCGACTGGCTGTCTTCCCTGATCGCCAGGAACGCGCCCGAGCTGGCCAACGACCCCGAGTTCATCAGGACCGTCGCCGCGGGCGCCAAGGCAGAGTCGGGCTGGGACGTGAACCGCGTCCAGAACGGCTACCGCATGGGGTCCGGTGCCGGTGCGCGCGGGCTGTTCCAGTTCGACATGGCCGGCATGGGCGCGGGCATCCCCGAAGAGGCGCTGCTGGGCCAGAGCGGTGCCGAATTGCAGGCGTCGCGTATCGTGCCGCTGTACGCCAAGGCGTACCAGTCGGCGCCCCAGGGGCTTTCGAGTGCAGAGAAGGCATCCTGGGTCGCCGCTCAGGCCGAGCGACCGTTCGACTACCAGAACCCCAACTCGGCCGCGCGCCGCAACTACGCGTCAGCCTTCAACGACATCAGCGCCGGGCCGGGCCAGACCCCGACCGATCTGCTGGCGCGCACCGGCGGGTGGGCCGAGCAGGCCGCGTCCGGGTCCGAAGCCGCCAAGCCCGACTGGCTGCGGCTCGCCGAGGGGCAACTGGGCAAGCCCTACATCTGGGGCTCCGGGTCGGGTGCAGGTGGCCGCGGCCGCGGCGACATCGATCCCGAGACCGGCATCCCGAAGGGCTTCGACTGCTCGGGCTTCGTGTCCTACGTGTACGAGAACGCGCTGGGCATCAAGCTGCCAGCCCAGACCGCCGCGGCCTACGACGCCACCAAGCCGATCACGATGGCCCAGGCGCGGCCCGGCGACATCGTGCTCTACAACATGGATGACCCCAGCCCACGCGTCCAGCACATCGCCATCTACCTGGGCGACGGCAAGATCATCCAGTCCGGTGGCGTGGCCAAGAACGTCAATATCGGCGACCTGGGTGGGCCGGGCAGCTACCAGTTCCGCCGCGCCGACGGCGCAGAGACGGCACTCGGCAACGCCAGGGCGTCCTACGTCGTCAGCGACCACCTGGACCCCAGCACGCTGCCCCCACCCGGGGTTGACCCCGAGCGCTACGTCACCCACGTCAAGAAGTCGGTGTTGGGCCAGTTCGAGCCCGCCGTCGTCGAGGAGCCGCAAGAGCGGGTCATGGCAGCCAGCGAGCTCGCGCTGCCCAGGGAAGAACAGAGTCCTGTCGATCGGCTCAAGAGCGCGTTCGGCGACTTTCTCGACTCCTTCGGCAGCAGCGCCCAGGAACGTGTGTCTGGTATTCAGTCGCCCGAAAGCGAGGTGCCGGTGCTGGGCGGTGCGGTCATCAACCCGGTGGGCACGGCGATGTCTGCGCTGGGGACTGGCGTGACGGCTGCGACCGACGTGCTCGATCAGATCACACCCACCAGCATCGCCTCGCGCGAGATCGTCGGTCAGGATGTCTACAGCCAGAAGTACCGCGAAGCCGGTGGACTCGCGCTCGAGCAGGAGCTCAAGGGTCTGCTGGATCAGAAACTGGCCGGCGACGAGTCGGTCGTGCCGCGCATGGCAGACATCAGCAACCAGCTGAACGCCATCAACGAGGGCATCAAGGGACCGGGCGGGTTCGAGGACGTCAATCAGCGGCTGTCGGAAGAAAACCCCGGCGCAGTGACTGCGCTATCGCTCATGAGCGGCCTGGGTGCCGGCGTCGCTGCCACGCCGCTCACGCTGGCTGAAGCACCAGTTGCTGCTCGCGTTGCAGCTGAAGTGCTGCAGCCAGGCAGCAACGCG